GTCGTGGTGGGAAAGAGTGTACGGCCTGGTGTAGGTCTAGGTGGTCGCGGTATCATTAATAAAAAAAATGATGATCTACTTAGCAGGGACGTTCCAGTTGTTGCTGTACACCTAAGAAGAGGGGATTATCTCAATCACCCTCAGCATCATCCAGTTCTTGATATGAACTATTTTATGAAGGCAACAAAGAAGTTTCCAAAGAATGCTATATTCTTGGTGTTTTCTGATGATACAGAATGGTGCAATGCAAATTTTCCAGCGATAGGAGAAAAGTTCTTCATTATAGAAGGGCAAAGTGATGTTGAAGATTTTGCTATGATGACATTGTGTGATCATAATGTGATAGCAAATTCAAGTTTTTCTTGGTGGGCCGCATGGCTTAATGATAATGAAAACAAGATAGTAGTAGCTCCAGAGAAGTGGTTTGGACCTGCCTATGCCAACAATGATCTTAAAGACCTATACTGTGATGGTTGGATAAAAATATAAGTTATGTCAGATAATTATAAAGTAGATATTGATAAAAAGTGGGAATATGAAAACGGCTTTTATTTAACTTGTGAGACAGGTAGGATTGGTAAGTTTATATCTCATCTTGAGCTATATAAAATGATAAGCGAATTACCTGGGGATGTTGCTGAATTTGGTGTATATAAAGCTACTTCCCTAATAAGATTTATATCATTCAGAGACCTTTTTGAAAATAGCTCATCAAGAAGAATTATTGGATTTGATGCATTTGGGGAATTTCCGAAAGACCTATCCATGGAAAGTGATAAAGAATTTGTAGAAGATTTTGAACATAATGGAGGTTATGGAGTAGGTAAAGAAGAGTTAACAAAACTTCTTAAAGCCAAAGGAACAAATAACTTTGACCTTGTTAAAGGGGATATTTGCAAAACTTCAATGGAGTACTTAAAAAATAGACCTGAACTCAAACTTTCAATGATTCATATTGATGTAGATGTGTATGAGCCTACAAAAGTTATATTAGAAACATTTTGGGATAGGCTGGTTCCAGGTGGAATTTTAGTCCTTGATGATTATGGGACCGTTGAAGGAGAAACTAGAGCTGTTGATGAATTTTTTAAGAACAAAAACATTGAAATTAAGAAGCTGAATTATTATCATACACCATCTTATATTATAAAATAGTGAAACTTGATTTTGATGACATATTAGAAAAAGAAAAAGGCAAGATAGGAATTGTCTGTGGTCTTGGAGGTTCCCTCAAGGACTATGCTGATGAGTTTGAAAATTTAAGCAAAACACAAAAAGATAAATACTGCTTTATTTCTTGCAATAGATGGTTTAGTAAAACTAAGATTGACGCTGATTATTGGGTCATGGCTAACAATACTTTTACTGTTGAAAAGAATTATAATGCATTCAATAACAAGAATAAGATTTTGATATATGCTGATTCTGTTGATCTTACAGATAAGGAATTTGTTGATAATAATTTAAAAATTGATTATCTTCCTTTTGATGAGAGACATCAAGGTGGCAACAAATGCCTTAGAAACAACCCTTGCTGTAAGCATGCGGACCCAGGTAGAAAGACTATACAGGAGTATTTAAAGCATATCAGCGGAAATGAAGAAAGATACTCTGGAGCTGGAACCGTAGGTATTCATATGCTTGCTCTTGCCGTAATACTTGGATGTAATCCAGTTTATATTAGCGGGATTGATATGGATTATGGAACTGGTTATGTTGATAACTCTAAGCTTGAAATTCATGATGACATTTCAAAGTATAGAACCCTGTTTGGGAAGCAGGCTAAGATCATAAGTGATTCTGCAGAAAAACTTGGAATTGAGATAATAAACCTCAATGATAAAGCTAGGTACGAGGGTCTTAAAAAAGGTAAATTTAATAGATATGAAGAAGACAAAGATAATAGCTGAGATAGGAATAAATCATAATGGAAATGTTGATACTGCTAAGAGATTAATACAGCTGGCTAATGTAGCAGGCTGTACTCATGTGAAGTTTCAAAAGAGAAATCCAGACGTTTGCGTTCCAGAGGAGCAAAAGTCTAAGCCTAAATCTACTCCATGGGGAGATATGACTTATCTTGAATATAAGTACAAGATAGAATTTGGTAAGGAAGAATATGACGAGATCGACAGATTTTGTAAAGATATTGGTATTGAGTGGTTTGCGTCTGTATGGGACAAAGACTCTGTGGACTTTATGAGTAAATATAAGAATTCAGAAGGAAAGTCTGTTATGAAAATTCCTTCTGCTCTTATTACGGAAGATGAATTAATTTCTTATGCTAGAGATAAATCAGATGTGCTTATGATTTCAACTGGTATGAGTAATGAAGGAGAGATTGAGAAGGCCATTAAACTTTGTGACCCAGACATTGTATTTCACACAAATTCAACATACCCAACTCCAGTAGAAGAACTCAACTTAGGATACATAACCTGGCTTAAGGAAAAGTACCCAAACAAGCAAATAGGATATTCAGGTCATGAGTATGGTCTTGTGACCACTTTTGCAACAATACCTCTTGGAGCTGAATGGATTGAGCGTCACGTTACTCTTAATAGAGAAATGTGGGGTTCAGATCAGAAGTCATCTGTTGAGCCTTCTGGGCTTATTAAGCTAGTAAAAGGCGTTAGAGGTATTGAAAACTCTCTTGGAGGCTACGGAGAAAGAAAGTGTATGGGAGGTGAGTTATCTAAAAGAAAAAGTTTAAGAGGAGAGTAATGACTGTAGCGTTTATACCAATAAGAAAGGGTTCTAAATCAATACCAGACAAGAATATTAAAGACTTGTGTGGAAAGCCTTTGTTTTACTGGGTTACAAAGGCTGCTTATAGCTCTGGGGTAGATAAAGTAGTCTTATCAACTGATTCGCACGAATATGCGGACCTAGCTATAAAGTTTTTCCCAGATATAGAAATACACAGCAGATCAGAAGAAGTATCTACAGATGAAGCAACAACAGAGTCAGTTATGCTTGAGTATATTGAATTTTCTGGGCTATCAGATGATGATGTTTTTATACTACTACAAGCAACATCTCCACTAACAATATCGGAAGATATTAAAGGGGCGCTTTCTAAATATAGAAAGAAAGAATTCTCCTCTCTTCTTAGTGTTGTTGAAAGTAAAAGGTTTACATGGGCTCAGAATGATAGTGGCGAATTTGAGCCACAAAACTATAACCCTCAAAGCAGGCCTAGAAGACAAGAGTTTTTTCCAGAATATATTGAGAACGGAGCTATATATATTAATTCAATAGGTAACATCAAAAAAGACAAATGTAGGCTTAGTGGACCTAGCTATGGAAGTTATGTTATGAGCGAAGATACTTATGTAGAAATTGATGAGCCTAGTGACTGGGAGTTAGTAGAGTCTAAAATAAAAAGCAAAGCAAAGGGTCGTACTATATATATTGATATTGATGAAACTATTTGTAACAGCAAATCAAAGCATTATTCAGATGCAACACCCATTAGAGAAGCTATAGCAAAGGCGAATGAGTTATACGATAGTGGCTATACAATAGTGTATTGGACCGCAAGAGGTACTGTTACTGGTATTGATTGGACGGATGTCACAAAGTTTCAACTTGAAAGGTGGGGAGCTAAGTATCATGAGCTAAAAATGGGGAAGCCTGCATACGATCTTTTTATAGACGATAAGAATATGAATTCAAAAGATTGGTGGAATAATATAGATGACTTTTTAAAAGATATAGAATGAATTATAATAAAATAGTAGTAACAGGAGGTTCTGGAATGGTCGGAAGATCACTTCAGAAGATTATGCCAGAGGCAATATATCTTTCTTCTAAGGATTATGACCTAACATCTGAAAGAGGTGTTGCACAAATGTATCAAGAACTTAAGCCAGATGTAGTTATTCACTTGGCTGCTAAAGTTGGAGGCATCATTGATAATATCAATAAGCCTGGAGAATATTTTACAGACAATGTTTTAATGAACACTCTTCTTGTAGAGTATGCAAGATACCACAACGTTCAAAGGTTTATAGGAGTTCTTAGTACATGCATATATCCAGATAAAGTTAGCGAATATCCTATGACAGAGGATATGCTCCACCAGGGGCCACCAACACCTACTAACTTCTCATACGGATATGCAAAGCGATCTTTAGCCGTTCAAATTGACGCATATAACAAGCAATACAACACTAAATATCAATACCTAACTCCATGCAATCTATATGGAGAGTTTGACAAGTTTGGAGAGAATAGCCACTTCGTTGCGGCTCTGATCAAAAAGATACATGCTGCAAAACTTTACGGAGATGACAAAATTACTCTATTTGGAACAGGCAGGCCATTAAGACAGTTTATGTACTCTGGAGACCTAGCAGCAGTTATTAAGGAGTGCTTAGATGAAGATATTTACGATAGCTTTAACGTTGCTACAGATCAGAACCTATCAATTGATGATATAGCTAGAGTTGCACTTAGAGCGTGCGATGCTAACCACCTTAAAATAGAATACGATAGCTCCAAGCCAGACGGTCAATTTAGAAAAGATGTATCGTGTGAAAAGATGAAAAGTTTAGTAAAAGGCTTCAAGCCTACCAGGCTTTATCACGGCATTGCATCAACATATTCAATTTTAAGTCAACACTGGAAAAAAAAGGCTTGATAATTACCTCTTGTTTTCATATCATTTGTCAAATGATATGATATGTCCAAAGAAAAAATTACACTTGTAAAAGATACCATTGATAAGGATGATGTAGACAACCTCATCGAATGGCTTAAAACCTACCCAAGACTTACTAAAGGGCCTAAGACTCTTGAATTCGAAGAAAAGTGGTCTAAATGGATTGGAAGCGAATACTCTGTATTTGTAAATTCTGGTTCATCAGCCAACTTACTTATGCTTTATGCACTCAAAGTAATGGGCAACCTAAAGAATGATAAAGTTGTTGTGCCAGCTCTAGCTTGGGCAACAGATATGGCACCAGTGCTTCAGCTAGGATTTGAGCCGCTAATTGTTGACTGTAACCTCAATAATCTCGCTGTTGACGTAGACCAACTTGAAAGTATATTCAAATACCATAAGCCTTCTGCAATGATTTTAGTTTCTGTTCTGGGGCTTTCTCCAGATATGGATAAGATCGTAGAGCTTTGCAAGAAGCATGGAGTCACTCTACTTGAAGATAACTGTGAATCACAGGGAACCGAGTTCCAAGGAAAGAAGCTTGGTAACTTTGGGCTTATGTCTTCGTTCTCAACTTATTTCGGACACACCATGAGCACCATTGAAGGTGGTATGGTATGTACAAATGACAAGGAAGTATATGATCTTCTTGTTATGCTTAGAAGCCACGGATGGGATAGAGACCTTGATGAGGGTGTTCAGGATAAACTTAGAGATCAGTGGGGGACTGATGACTTTTCCGCTCTATACACATTCTATGAGCCAGGTTTTAATTTAAGATCAACAGACCTTCAGGCTGTTATAGGAATCCGTCAGCTTGATAAGATTGATGAGTGGATTGACAAGAGAAATGAAAATCTTTATCACTTCTTTGATACAATGAAGAAGATGGATAAGAAGAAAAAAATATGGAGACCCACAGAGCATGAGGATTCATTTACAGCATCATTCTGCTACCCAATGATATTCCAGACAAAGAAGCAAAAGGAAAAAGCTGTTAAGGCGCTTATTGAAAACGATGTTGAGTGTAGACCGCTTATTTGCGGCTCAATGGGAACTCAGCCATTCTTCGTAAAGAGATATGGAAGACACGAAACTCTTAATGCTGCAACAGTAGATGAATGCGGCATCTATGTTCCTAATCACCCAAAGATGGGAGCAGAAGAGATCGAGTTTATTTGTAAAACAGTAATTGACGCAATTAAGTAATGAGTGAGCTTTTAAATAACACGGAGACGAGAAATTTCCCCTTCACACCACTTTCTTCTAAGATGAAAAGAACAGCATTTATAACAGGAATCACAGGGCAGGATGGCTCTTATTTGGCAGAGCTCCTGTTAGACAAGGGTTATACTGTACACGCTACAATGAGAAGAGCGTCAACCTTCAATACCGATAGAATTGAGCACATTATGGACCATGAGCGTCTTCATCTTCATCATGGGGATGTTACAGACCCTTCAAATATTATGAGGCTTATAGCTGAAGTTCAGCCAGATGAAATTTATAACCTTGCTGCACAATCACATGTTGCAGTATCTTTTGAGGTTCCTCACTACACAGCTAGTGTAGATGCACTTGGTACTCTTACAATCTTAGAGGCTATGAGAGCTCACTGCCCCAAAGCTAAGTTTTACCAGGCATCAACCTCTGAGCTATACGGAGGAATGCAGTACAATAAGAATAACGAGGGAATGTATGATGAGAATACGCCATTCCACCCACGCTCTCCATATGGAGTTGCAAAGTTATATGGATTTTGGATTATCAAGAACTACCGTGAGTCATATAACCTGTTTGCATGCAACGGCATACTCTTTAATCATGAGAGCGAGAGAAGAGGAAAGACTTTTGTTACCAGAAAGATCACAACTAATCTTGCTCAGGTAAAGAAGGGTAAGCGTGATGTCTTAAAAATTGGTAACATGGAGGCAGAGAGAGACTGGGGACATGCTCAGGAATATGTTGAGGGGATGTGGAGAATGCTTCAGCAAGATAAGCCAGAAGATTTTGTTCTAGCAACTGGAAAGACTTATAAGGTTCGTACATTCATCGAGATGGCTGCTAAACACCTTGGATGGGAAATTGAGTGGAAAGGTGAAGGAGAAGAAGAAAAAGGATACGACAAGAAGACTGGTAAGCTTATAGTTGAGGTTGACCCTAATTATTTTAGACCAGCAGAAGTAGATCGACTAATCGGAGACCCAAGTAAAGCTAAGAGTAAGCTTGGCTGGGAGGCGAAAATTGATCTTGACGAGCTTGTTGAGAGAATGGTTAAACACGATTTAGAAAACGAATAATGAAAGTATTAGTAACTGGAGCAGCAGGCTCTATTGGAAGTAAATTAATTCACCATATTCAAGAAACTCATCCTGGTTGGGAAATTTTAGGAATTGATAATTATTCTACAGGAAAAAAAGAAAATAAAGCAGATGGAATGGTTCTTTTAGAGATGAATACCTGGGATGTAAATAGAATTATAACAACAAGAGATTTTAATCCAGATATAGTTTTTCACTTTGGAGAATATTCAAAAGATAATGATAGTTTTGATGATAGAGATTATGTGATGAAATCAAATTTACTTGGAACTTCTGAGGTTGTCAGATATTGTCTAAAAAACAACGCTAAGCTTATATATTCTGTTAATTCTAAATTTAGAAATAATAGTGAAGATGAAAACCTGAATCCATATTCTTGGACCAAGGCTAAGATGGTAGAAATGATCAAGAACTACCACAGTTGGTTCGAACTTCAGTATGAAATATTTTATTCTGTTAATAGAGAAAAATCTCTTAAAGACTGGGTTTCTAATATAAAATAACCTTAATATTTGGTTGTTATGCAAAATTTTCCTTATTTTGTAGCCAGAGACAACGAAATATATTTTAGATGAAATTTAAAGATTTGAATGAAGAGAACATTCTTCATATCAAAAAGGTGTATAGTTCCGATGCATCTTGGGATGAAAGAATGTTAGAGCTTACTGAATATCTTGGCAAAAGCGAGCGAACGGTAAGAAAATGGCTTGTTAAGCTAGGAATCAAAAAGAAACCAGACAAGGAGCCTGAGCAGTACGTTCAAGCTAAAAAGAAAAAGGCAGATAAAAGATACAAAAAGTTCATAATCACTTGGGCTCAGAACAACACTCCAGTACATGAGCCATTTCTAAGAAACCTAGAAGCCTACGCAGAAGAGATAAGCGCAAAGATAATTATCATCGCAGGTCGATACAAAAATCCAACATCAGTTTTTACAGAACAGCAAGAAGAGGATGAGTTCTGGCATAAAAGAACACTTCCCTACCTTTATGCAAACAGAGAGAGAATCCACGACACCTACTTAGTTGTTGGTGATGTTAAAGTTTCTCCTACAGCAGTTATGCCAATGACATCTATGGAAGGTTTCAGTGGCTCTGAATCATGTGTATTTGGACACCCTAAGTGCCAAGAGGAAGTAGTTCCAGTTCTTGAGGGTAGGCCAGAAAAGAAAATGATGACAACTGGAGCATGTACAGTTCCTAATTATACAGATTCCAAGGCTGGTAAAAAGGGTGAGTTTCACCACACTCTTGGCTTTGTGGTAGTCGAGATAAAAGATGATGAAAAAGCGTTTTCAAGAGTAGTAACCGCAGAAGATAATGGAAACTTTTATGACCTTTGGTATAAGGTATCTTTTAGTGGGAATAATAAGGTTGACGTAGTTCCAGGGTTAACATTCTACGGAGGAGATGAGGACTGGAAAGGAAAGAGCTCTGTAAAGAAGATCAATAAAATTGACGCAGCAATACTTGGAGATATTCACTTCGGTGAAGAAGACCCTAATGTTATGGACGCAACCCTCAATCATCTATTTAAGAAATTAAAGCCAGAAACAGTTGTGCTACATGATGTCTTTGATGGACACTCGATAAGTCACCACGATGAGAAGGACCCATTTGCTCAGTACCATAAGGAGCTTGAAGGTCGAAATGATCTAAACAAAGAAATAGAGTATATGCTAAATGGCTTGAAGCCGTTTGAAAAGTATAACACGATTATCGTAAGAAGTAATCATGATGATTTCCTAGATAGATGGCTTAAGAGAATTGATTGGAGGAAAGCGTCTACTATGAAAAACTCTCTTGCTTACATGAAATTCGCTTCACTGCTTCTTGAGAGAAAAGCTCCAAACGGAATAATTCCCCACGTTATTAACGAGAGGTATCCTAATATGAAGACACTTGGAAGAAGCGACAGTTATAGAGTTCATGACTGGGAGCTTGGTCAACATGGAGATATTGGAGCAAGCGGAAGTAGAGGTTCTATTAATCAGTTTAGAAAACTAAATACGAAAATGGTTATCGGTCACTCTCACTCTCCTTGTCGTAAGGACGGAGTAGTACAAGTAGGAACATCAACATTCTTAAGAGTTGGATACAACATAGGACCAAGTAGGTGGATGCAGGCGCATTCGATTATACACCCTAACGGTAAGGCTCAGTTGATTAGTTTCCATGAGGGAGAGTTTACCACATTCATTTAAGATAACAAATAGTAGTTCATAATATATTTGTTTGTCTACAAAAGGCTAGGGTACATCTCTAGCCTTTTTTATAAAAACATTTATTTTAAAAATCATCCTTCTTATATTTAATCATAAAAGTAATTTATAATATATGTCAGAGAAAAAAGAAGTACAAAAAGTAGAAGTAGCAGTTAGAATGTCAGGAGATTATGCTGCATTTCATGAGATTTCGATAAGAAAGTTGTGGGATTACACAAATGATGTAAAACTTTGTTTTGATGATAAAGAAGAGGTGGAGGAAGCACTTGAAGAGGGTCATGACGGAGAATACTCGGATACACAAATGGTAAGCGGAGTTTTAGTTGATGGGAAATATTATTTAGATATATAATTTACACTCATTTAACTCAAGATAAGAAGGAAAAAAATAGAATAATGAAAACACTAGGTATAAGTATAGACGGAGTGCTAAGGGACATGCACTCACAATTTGACAAGCATTACAGAAAGGTTTACATCAACAACCCAAATCACGTTGAGATGAACCAGGACATGACTGTTAAAGAGAGAACAGAAGAAGATTGGGAAGAGCTTGAGAAAAAGATCGCTTTAAAAGAAAAGGAGTCAATCTCTCTTCCTATAGATTCATACGATTTAACAAACCACTATAAGTTTGAAGAATCAATTGCTCTTGATGGAGAAACTGTTCTTATGCCAAAAGATGCGCTTGATGAATTCTTGTACAAGAAGTACCCATTTCAAGTATTTGGTCAGGCTGAAGAATATGAGAGAGCTTGTGATACTATCAATAAGATTCAATCATATGGGCTTAGAAACAAATTGTTTAAGACAAAAGTTATAACAAGCGTTAAGAGCCCAGCTATTCCAGCTACGTTTCATTTCTTATCTAAAAACGCCTGTAGAGTCAGGGACTTCCAGGTTGTAGATGAGGATTATGAAAAATGGGAGCACTGTGACGTAATTATTGATTGCGTACCAGAGGTAATTCAAGATGTCCCAAAGGGTAAGACTGTAATTAAAATAGAACACGACTTCAATCAGTGGGATAAGGTTGAGCATTCGTTTAGTTCTATTACAGATGTTACTCCAGAATTTTTGGAAGAAGTCTTTACTGGAAAGAAAGAAGTTAAGGGATAATTTATTATCTCTTGCTTTTCTGGTAAAATTTTTTTACATATATTTACAGTGGGGAAACGCCCCACACGTTCTTTATTTATTAATTTTAAAAACTTACCAAGATGGCTAAGAAAAACAAAGCAAAGAAAGGTGGTAAGAATGTTACTAAAAAAACAGTAACAACTACCACGGTTACTACGACCACAACAGTAGACAAAAACTTAGACACGCATTACTTATTGGTACTCGACAGGAGTGGTTCAATGAGTTCATGCTGGGATTCTACAATTGAGGGGCTCAACGAGCAACTCGCAACAATTAGATCACTCGAAGAAGAGTATCCAGAACAAAGGTACTATGTTACTCTTGTAGTATTTGACTACGAGATCACAACAGTGTTCGAGGACAGAGCAATCAAGAAAATTGATGATTTTGATGGAACAGAGTTTCCGCCAAGAGGTTCAACTGCACTTCATGATGCAATGGGTGTTGGTATTTCTAATCTTAAAGCAACTATTGCTAAAAAGAATAAGAAAGAAGACAACATCTCGACTGCACTTGTAGTTGTTATGACAGATGGTGGAGAAAATGCTTCTAAGGAGCATACATCTAAATCTATCAAGAACATGGTTGAAGAGCTTGAAGAAGATGGTTCATGGACATTTAGTTTCATGGGAGCCAATCAAGATTCTGTTCTTACAGCGAGGAACTTTGGTATCGGTGCTGGAAACGTTGTAAACTACTCTTCTACTAACAGAGGTACAACAGCTGCTTATAACACATTGTCTTTGGCAGTGACTACAAGGGCAAATTCTAATAGTAGAATATATAAGAAAGCTAAGGCTACTGCAGCCGCATCTGGTTCAGATGTTACTTTTGATTCTATGAATCTTGATAATACATCATTTATGTCAAGTGTAGTTGATGGTAATACTATTACAGAAGATATATCAAATGTGAAAACAGAAACGTCTGAAGATAACTCTGAGGACAACGCTTAATTCACAGATTCTTAAACTATAAGGGGTCAAGACTTTTTGTCTTGGCCCTTTTTTTTTTGAAAACTATTTATTTTGCTCAGATGCCTTCATATATTTATTTCGATACGCTTAACACTTTAAATTAATAGAAATAAATATAGTTTCATGGAAAAAAATGCTGAAGTACAAGAGGAGGTTAAACAGCCAACTCACAATGAAATAGTTGATGACGCTATTAGTAAACTGAGAGGCGATGAGTATACAACGTATATCTATTGCCCACCAATGAACTCACCTAGTGGTGGTATTGGTGTATTGCTAAGAGCTGCAAGAAACCTAAAAGACAACGGGAAAAAAGTTGTTGTTGTCTATGAGCCAAGACAAGATCAAAGAGCTTCATACGAAGCTTCAATGAAGTTAAAGAAAGAAGTCAATGTATTTGACAAGTTTGACCCAACGTGGACAGACTTTGATGTTTCTGACATTGATATTGTTCCTCTAGGAGATAAGGAGATATACTTCAACGATAAGGAGGTAGTTGATAAGAAGGGTAATGAAATAAAAGCTAACAGAGTACAATGTACTCCACTTAGCGTTAAGCCAGAAGACTTCTTACTAATCCCAGAAGGATTCCCTGACCTAATGAAGAAGACAATGCAAGTATCTTGTAAGAGAATTGTGTTTGCTCAGAGTTGGTTCTACGTACTTAACGCTATGCAGCCAGGAGAAAAGTGGCAACACTTTGGAATTAGAGATGTGATCTCTGTTTCAGATGCTATTACAGAATATTTAAGTTCTGTTATGCCTGGGCTAAACGTTAAGCAATTTAAGCAAGGAATAAACAGAGAGTATTTCAAAGTTCCTGAGAAGAAGTCTGATAAGTTGCCTATGGTAGCATTCTCAGCCTCAAGAGGACCAGAGAATAAGCTTAAGACTTATAACATAATCAAGACATTTTATGCATTCTACCCACATCTTAAGTGGATTAGATTCCAAGAGCTTGAGGGAATGGATAGAGATCAATTTGCAGAAAGACTTTCGTCATGTGCATTCTATCTTTATACAGATGACATTGCAGGATTTGGTACAGCACCACTAGAAGCAATGGCTTGTGGAACTCATACAATTGGATGGGCTTCATTTGGAGGTAAGGAGTACATGAACCAGGAGAATGGTTTCTGGTGTAACAATGGAGACATCTTCCAGACAGCAGAAGTTCTTGGACTTGCTATTGACAAATGGCTTAATGGAGAAATGGACAATCCAGAGATACAAGAGAAATATGAAAATACACTTTCAAACTACACGGTTGAGGGTGAGAAAGAAACAATTATTGCACTTTTAAATGAATACAGAGATGAAAGAATCAAAGAACTTGAAGGACTCAAAAAATAATATACTTGTAGGGTTTTACCTAGACAAGATCAAGAACGAAGACGATCTTAATGGATGTCTTTTCGGTCTTGCAAATCAGATACACGCAGTAGATATTGTTGTTCTTGATGGAGGTCTTTCTAATGATGAATTAGAAAAGCTAACAGAGATTGCAAAAAAACCTGTTGTCACTACAATTGAAACAGATGAAGATGGCAATCCTAAGGAGAATAAGATTGAAGCTAATGGAAGTGTTAAACTTAACATTGTGAAGACTGGGACAAGTAACTTCTCAAAAGTATTCAACGACCTATTTAACATTGCTCTTGAAAGAGAGTATGAAGGAATGTCTGTTGTTGAAGTTGATGATGCTCTTGGAGCTAATTGGTATAACATTGCCAATGAGTACATGCAAGAGAATGAAGAAGTAGGATTTTTCCTTCCGCTTGTTAGAAACTGGAAGAACGGTGCTGTTATGGGACTTATGAACGATGCTTGTTGGGCTGAAGGCTTCTCTGAAGAAGCTGGTAAGTTTGATATGAACTTGCTTCTAAAGTACAACTGTGCTAACCCTCTAGCTGGTGTTTACAGAGTTGAAGAACTTGAAGAATATAGTGAGGAGAAGGATGGGAGATATTACCCTATGAAGGAAAGCTTCAAAGTTAGCAATTACTACGAATTTTTCTTGAGAATGATCTATAACGATATTAAAGTTATGACTGTTCCAAGAGTTGGTTACGATTTTAGAGTAAAAGATGTAGAGGAGTTTAGCCACTCATCTTCTAAAATTCCTAATAACTTAGGTGCTATTGAACCAGATAAAGGTGGGTTGTCTAATGACGAAATTCACTTCTGGATGGAGCTCGCTAAAAAGGAATATTTCTTTGACCAAGATAGAGAAAAGATTTATGAGCAAGAGCCACAAAAAGCATAATAAGGAAAAGCCAGCAAAAAAGAAGAGAGAATATTGGACCGAAGAGACAGAAGAGGCGGTAAGAGAATATCTTAAAAACGACTTCAATTTTTATCAGTATAAGATTGATAAACATCTTGAAGAAGTAGAAAAAAGCGTTGAACGAAATAGGAAAAATCCCAAGAGATATAAAAAATTTCTTGAGGTTGATGAGGATTTTGTAGCGATCAATCAGTCCATGGTGGACCACACCAAGAGACCAGAGATCATAGCTAAAAAAGAAGAGGTATTCAGAAACAAAATTTACAAGCCACTTACTAGGTTAGTCGAGAATATTATCTTTAGCTTTAGACTGTTCAGACCTGGAGTTGACGTAAAGACACTCCACAACGACTGCATGTCTTTTGTTTTAGAGAAATTCTGTAACTTTGACCCAGATCAGAATACAAAATCTTTTTCTTTTTATGGCACTGTAGCAAAGCATTATCTTCAAAATGAGAAGAAGGCTGTGGATAAAAAAACCAAGTCTTCTCTTAACTACGAAGATCATAGCTCCGAGGCTGAGGAAATGACTCAATACGAAATTGATGAAGAGTCCGACCTTGATAGCTCTTACGCATTATTCGAATACATTACAGATATATTCGAAGACGAAATAGATAGACCAGATATTTCTAAGAATGATGCTAAGGTTGCTGATGCGATAGTAGAGATTTTTCGAAATCATGAGATCATTGGTGCATATACTAAGAGTACTGTATATAAGTTAATTAAGGAGCATACAAACCTTGAGACTAAAGACATTACTTACTCCCTTCACAGATTCAAGATATTATATAAGATCAAGAAGAAGGAGTTTGTTGAAAGGCACCAGGATAAATACTACGGTCATGACGATGATATGTTTACATACTAGATGACATGGAACTTAAAGTTAAGAAAGAAATATTTTTGCGTATAATTGAAGAATTATTTGCAGATGATACAAAGGAGATAGATAAAGGTAATTGTGTCTCCTTTTGTAATTTTCTTATTGATACACTTGACCTTGAATTAGAGGCAATACCAGAAGAAGAGGAAGCTGATAGGGTTGTTTTGGAGTCAATTTTAGAATTAGTATCAAATCTAGACACCCTTAATGTCGATATTTCTTTTTGGAACTCAAAGCAAATAAAAGAATATTTATTAGATTACTCTGGCCTTGAAGAGGAGGACTTTCAATTTTCACTTTACAAATTTAGAAAAATATACTCTTTCATAAAAAACGACTTTATCCTCGGTTTGCCATAGTTTTTTTCTAATTTCTATTTATAGAAACAATAAAAATGGTTAACAATGGACGATAATCAAAATCAAAATAATAGCGGGGACGAAAGAATGGACCCAACTCAAGACCTTTATCAAGAGTTGATCAAGCAGGTTTATAAGTATAAGCTTGAAGAAAGAGATATGGCTCTCGATAGATATAGAAGGGCTGATGAGCAAATGGATACATCCGAGAGTTTTATACTTATGGGTAAGAATGCTATTTCCTTTCTAAAGCAAGCATCAGATTCATCTGATTCTATTGCAGCTCTTGCTAAAGAAATCAAAACTATTGTCTACAAGGATGGGGCAGACTCATCTATTGATGTAAACTTTAATGACCTCGATAAGAGAGCTATAATTGACGCCATCAAGGATGAAACTGGAGAGAATGAGGATGACAACATTGACGATGTAGACTTAGACGTAACAGACGAAAAAGATAACTACGAAGAATAATGGCATTACAGATTCCAGTAACATCGCCTTTAACTGAGGCACAAGCAGAGTTGACCTCTAAAATAGGGTCAATGAAGAGCTTGTTGTCAATACCTATTGACACAAACCTTAACATACCTAAGGGTGATCAAATATCAACTTATGATTATTTGATCAAAGTGCTTAAGGCAATAGGAGTTGACCCAGAGATTGTATTCAATCTTTTTTTGGATAAGATTTTTGATGAAACTGGAACATTCTTAGAGGAAAAAGTGTTAGACGCTGTTGCAGACTCTTTTGCAGAACAAGGCAGGCAACTTCCTAGCACGGTAACACCAAACCCAACACCTCAACAAATAGAAGATTACAAAGAATCAAACAGACTTTATCTAAGAGGTCTTGTGCCTGCAACTTTCTTACAGACAGTAAAGCAGCAATTAGCTAAAAATTTAGTCTTAATGATATTCGGCCCTAAGGAGGGCCCAGCTGCTGAGTCTCTTAATCCAGACCCATCAGAAAGAGATAGGCTTATTGAAGAAGCTATTTGTGGAGAGAATATATTCAGCATATCAAGCGACCCTATTGTTAAGGAAGAGAATGTCGAGTACAATAGAATTGCTCTTAGACAACAATTAGAGGCGGGTGAGGTAGTTTTCGAAATCAGTTGTCAGGATGTTAAAATAACCCTTCCAGAAGAGCCTGGATATTTCTTTGATGGAGGCGGTCAATTTACTCAATCAACACAGGTTCCAACACCTTCTCAAAGTCTTCAGATTGCTGTGCAATATGTAAGGAATCAAACTCAGAACATAAACAATGAAGAGAATGCAAATTCAGTTGGAAAGAGTTTTTATGAAATAATGTTGGTTAAATTATTAAATTACATCTCTTCTTTAATATTTCCCTTTCTAGGACCGATATTCAATTTAACTCAAGGAACCACTGCAGGTGCTGGAATTGATGCGTCTAGCATTGCTTATGGAACTTGTGCTATTATGAATAGCGCTGACAACCCAAGTCAAGACCCAGAGCAGAAGCAGGCTTTTTTTAAGAGTCTAGCAAACGCCCTTCTTAAAGAGCTCCTTAGGTTGTTGCTTGTGTTGGCAATTAAGGAATTTAAAAGACTTGTTGCTAACTATTTTGCTAGGACAGCAATTGAAAAACAAAAGAGAAGGGTTGAAAAATTAAGACAGAAGTTTCAATTATTCCAAGGAGTTAGCGATACAGCTCAAAAGGCTGTTAAGTATGCTGCAGCTGCTGCAGCTCTCGCTAGTATACTTGGTCAAATACCAGAATAATTATGGCAGTTATAGGAATAGACCCAGAGTTGCAAAAATCAGAAGAAGTCGCAGATTTTCTTTTATTTATGCTTGAAGAGGATAGGATTCCAGTTCCTAGACCAAGCATTAGACAAATACTTCTTGCTAAGACAAGGCCTGGGCTAAGCGCTCAAATACTAGCCTCATCAATCACATCAAGGTTTGAGGAAGCTGGGATACCTACTGGACCCCTAGCAGGTGGTGCGCCTAATGTAATGGAAAATTTTGTTAAAATTGTGTGTGAAGAAATTGTTTCAGCAATTCAAGCTGATATGAGAATTGATATTGCCACAGACCCAGGAGCAGTAGTTAACGCAGCTGGTGCAAACGCAGGTGGTCCTGTTGCAGTAGTTGGCGCAACAACAGCTCCTCACACAGCAACTGGAATAGCAAGCTAATGGAAAAAAAGAAGTCAAAAAACGAATTAATAAAAGAAGCTCAAGAACTTGCTGATAAGCTCAGTGAAAAGAAGGCTTTAATATACTCTGTGCTTGATGATCTTGATGAAAAAGCAAAGACTAAAGTAAGTCAGGAGCATGCAGAGGGAATTGCTCTTGTTGAGACTTTATTCTCAGAGTATGAAGCCATAGAGCTTGAGCAGCTTAAGATAATTGAAAAGATAAAGAAATAATATGCCTGGAATAGATAGATTAGCAAAAGCGACACTGCAAGGCCAAGGTCAGGGTGGGGGAATAGCTTCTGAAGGAAACCAAACCTCAAGAAATATATATCCTGCAATTGTGATAAGCAACGAAGACCCTCTTGGTATGAAAAGAGTTGTAGCTCGTATAATTGACCCTAATAATCTTGGGGAAGAAGGAGTTATAAACAAAGGTGGAGGTAGAGATAGAGATACTCCAGATGAAGACTTACCTCTTTGCGTGCCTATGTTTCCTAATCATTTTCACATAGTTCCTTTTGTTGATGAAATGGTTTACTTATTTCTTGAAAACCCATCTGATAACTCAGCGCCCAGATATTATATGGGCTCTCAAATTAACACGCCTTTTAAATTAAAATTTCAATCATTTGATGAGGCTCATAGAGTTTTTAAAGATACTGAGTTTAACCTTAATGCCCAGAAGGATGCTAAACTTAGTACAGAGGATGTGTATCCCAAGATTGGAGACATAGCGATTCAGGGTAGAAATGATTCTGATGTTATGCTAAAAAACAGAGAGGTTTTTCTTACTGCTGGAAAACTTATAAAAGGCACAACAAATATAAACACAGAATACCCATCTCAATTTCAGTTAATACAACAAGAAAATGATAACGAAGAAAATGCTGATCTAATACCAAACTACTCTCAAGCAAATTTGACATCAACAAACATCAACCTGTTTTCACCAAGAGGAACTTTCCGTGATGAAGGAATCGCTCAATTCGAAATTAATGATGACCTAGAATCATTTGAGGGCGTAGCTAGTGCACTTCACCCAGCGGTATTTGGCGATGAATTAATCAAACTCCTTGATTTAATTGTTAAAGTTATGCTAAATCACATACACACACCTCATAAACCGCTGGTTACAATACCAGAATCTGAAGAATTATCAGCTTATACAATAGACGGTGAGCTGCAAAGACTTATATCTAATCACATAAGAATTAATTAAAACATTGCTGTATAGCAATTTTTGAATATATTTGTAATAGACAAAGAAGATGTCATGTCTTATTAAGTCTAACCAAACAACTACCGATGAGTAATTTCGACAGAAATGAAGAAATTAAAAAAGAAGCAGAAGAATTAAAAAAGGAGATCGAAGAAAAAGAAAACAAATTAATGGAATTGAGAGATACTTGTTCACACAGCGATTATAAAGTCAAGGATATTAATGGAATTGGAGCTTCTAAATTAAGAAAAATCTGCGTTTTTTGTGGACACATAATGGGTTTTCCAACTGGCAAAGACCTTAAAGATAATGGTTATAATTAAAAGACAATATGAGCATAATTAACTCAATTAAATTTGCACTAGAAGAAAGAGGTGGAAAGATTTCTACAGCAGAAAGCTGCACAGCAGGATACATTAGCGGACTGCTAACGTCAATACCAGGAAGTTCAAATTATTTCGAAGGCTCTGCGGTGGTCTATAGTAATAAGGCTAAGATAAACATACTTGGAGTTGATAAGAATCTTATTGATACTTACACAGAGGTAAGTGATCAAGTTGCATGTGATATGGCAGAAAAAGTTAAAGTTCTCATGGGAACCGATTACTCGATAGCAACAACTGGATATGCAGATACTACTGGTTATGGTACAGAAGCTAATCCTCCAGGAACAGTTTATGTCGCAATATCAACTCCAGAAGGAACTTTTGTAGAAAGACTTGACCTTGAAGAAGGAAGAGGTAGAAATATATACTTAGCAACAATGAGAGGTCTTGAAATGCTAGAAGAGCATTTTAAAAGTCATTAGACCTTAGCACTTTAAAGTTAACTGTTTCTGGAAGCACTCTCTTGGTTCCGAACTCATCTACCCTAAACTGTATTTGATAACTTTGGTTGTGTAATAACCACCCAGTCTCAAGTGTCATGTAATTTGTTTTACACCTATTGATCACAGCTTGGTTTACCGATGTCCATGGAACCACTTCTTCTTGAGAGTTCATTACTATCCTGTATTTTAGATCGTAAGCCGTCTTAGGTTGATTTCTACTGCTATAGTTAACCCTGAGGTCCACAAACACTTTATGAGTCTCGTTAAGAGAAAGTATAGAGTTATTACCAATTCCGTATGTAGTAATTGAATAATCATTTACTTCAGGGACGTTACTTGTGTAGTAATTATCTCTTATTGTAAACACCTGCTCTATGTCTTGTTGATCTACTCCAGGTACAAACGTAACACCCTTCCATACATCTTTATATTGCTCTCCACGAGTTGCGCCACTCATATTAACATCCACGTAGTAAACTCCTTTCTCAAGTTGAGTAGGAGTAAGCCCAGTGTAAACATTTACTCCATTCATTGTTCTAATATCAACCGTACTTGCTGAGGAGTAATTAACAGCATCGTTTCCGCTAAATGTGTATAGAAATAATCTAGACACCCTATTGTTTGAAACCTGAAGCCTATCATCTTGAAAAGATTGATCGTAAACAACTTCAATATAAGGTTTGAATGAAGAGTTTGTCTTTTCTGTATAGAACGAAGCTACATACCTTGTATCAGTACTCATAAGCTCATAATCCCTTCTATAGGCAACTCCTAATCCATAATTTTCACTACCACCACTTAGCCAGTCATTTACAATATCAGTAATATCCATATCTATATTTTCATTACCAATATCAAAATGCTGTGTTGAATAGAAGTTTATATTATCTACAGCTGTGTTTGCAGATAAATAGAATGCATCAGTACCTGTACCTATAAATGTTGTTGCACTAAAACCAGAAGCAGTAATACCAAATCCGCTGAAAGAAGTTGCTATTATTGAATTATACCAGTCTTCTGTAGATACAACACCGCTTAGAGGGTTGTATGAAACAAATACATCATTTCCTATTGTAGTTGCGGAAATAGCTGTTGTAGCTGCTGTTGTGGCTGCTGAAGTTATAAATCCAAAATTAGTAGCAGAGTTAAGTCCAGTATTTATAGATGCAGTCTCAAAAGTAATTCCACTTTGCACTACAGAGCCAGAAAACGTTGAGCCAGTTGGGTCGAAATAGACACCTGGAACATCCCAAGCTACTGTTTGCTTTGCAAAGTTCCAATTAGAATATCCAGTGATTATTGGATTGCCTCTCTGTTTTACAAGGTAATTTTCTTGGAACATGTCGTACCCTCTACCTTCGTCCCATTCCTTGTTTACAGGGAATGTTATGAGATCAAATGATGCAGCAACTCTTTTGTCAAGTTTATCAAATTCGTATTCAGGTTCTAATATTTTATCTCCTGGTATTGCATTTGTCATCTTAAGTCTGTATGAGCTTACAAGATCACCATTTATTTCTTTCTCAGAAAGTTTTTGAATAAGTTCTGTAAGATCAAAGTCAACAATAAATCTACTGACAGAATTTCTCCTTGCAAGTGCAGTATCAGTTCCGCCACCACCGTACCAAAGATCGGTAACAGCATTTTGTCCAGAGTTGTATATTTGATAAACTCCGCTTGCTATTGTATTGCTCTTCCTTGGATATACTCTAAAAACTCCCATAAGACTGTTTTCTTATAAATACTCTTATATTTCTTTTTTAAGGGCTCTTGGGGCCTTTATTTTTTTTGTCATCATATTTATATTAAACAAAAGTGTGATATGCCGATTAGTATTAAATTCCCATTTAAGGAGACCACAGAGGGTGGTGTGTTTTTCTCTAACAATACAACAGTAGAGGCGATACAAACAGACTTAATCTCTCTTTTAACTACAAAGAGAAGAAATAGAGTTATGCGTAATAATCTATATTCTCCGCTATGGGACTATATATTTGAACCTTGGGATGATATTTCTGAGACTAGGCTTAGAGAAGAACTCATAGAAAAGATTGGCGAATACATACCTCAGGTTGATATTGATGAGATTATATTCACATTTACCGAGCAACAAAACTTATTAGAAGTTAAAATAGCCTACAGAATACTTGAACTAGGAGGACTCCAAGACACTGTTAGCGTAGTTGTTCCTGTCGAGCCTGGAGAAGTAGGCGGAGACGATCATACTTATTTTTAATATTTAAAAGATGGCGCAAAAAACAGTTACAGTAAACTACTTAAGCAGAGACTTTACCTCTATTAGAGGCGATCTAATCAATTATTTGAAGACATTCTTTCCAGAGCAATGGCAAGACTTCAACGTAGCGTCTCCTGGGATGGCATTGCTTGAACTTAATGCTTATGTGGGTGATCTATTATCATATGCCACAGATAAGAAGTACAACGAGCTGTTTCTTGACGGTGTTAAAGAAAGAAAGTCAGTTTATAGACTTGCTAAGACATTTGGATACAACCCACCTGGCGTTAGGCCAGCAGTAACAGTTGCTGATATTGTTATAGAAGTGCCACCTACAGCAGATGGCCCAGATTCTTCTTACCTACCCTTGTATAGACCAGGCATGAGGATTAGAGGCGCTGGACAAACCTTTGAAACTACTGAAGAAGTAAATTTTGCAAGCGACTTTAGTGCTGATGGGATTGCTAATAGAACTATCGAGCCAATACTTAACGGTAATCAAGACCTTGTTAGGTACAGAATAATTAAGAGAGAAAAGATTAAAGCTGGGGTAACCAAACTTTTTAAAGTCGAAATTCCAGCAAATCAAGCTAAGCCATTTTATCAAGTAGAGCTTCCAGATAAAAATGTTCTTGAAGTTACTGATGTAATTATATTAAATGGCCTTGGAATACAAAGGACTCCAAGTTTTGCAGAATTCAATGATTTTGACAACAAGTATTATGAAGTAGACTCACTTCCTACTGATAAAATATTTCTTGATGATGATACTGTAAACGATGTTAACGGAGTTAAAACTGGAAGATATGTAGAAGTTGAACAAAGATTTGAAAAGGAGTTCTTATCTGACGGCACATGCAGACTCACTTTTGGTGGAGGAACTAAGGATTATGATGCTTATGAAGCGTACATTAGCAGTCTTACAAATACCACTAAGTGCCCCGACTCAAATAATCTTGATGTTTCAGAGATACTCAACAATACAGCCTTGGGTGTACAAGTGCCATCTAATTCAACTATCTTTATACGATATAGAGCGGGTGGAGGACCTCTTAGTAATGTGGGTGCAAACACCCTTAATGAAGTTTCTAATATTAGAAGTTTATCGTTAGGGTCTAATGCCGATCTTGTTCAGTCTGTGCTTTCCTCAACTAGAGCAAATAACCCAATACCTGCTATTGGTGGGGTCGGGCTTCCAAGTGTTGAAGAAATTAAGAGTTATATAGCAGCTAATTTCGCATCTCAACAAAGAGCTGTTACGCTAGATGATTATGTTGCTAGGGCATTTCAGATGCCAGGAAAATTTGGAGCACCATTTAGGATATTTGGCAAAGTAGAGGATAACAAAGTCAAGATGTACGTTTTGACTAGAGATGGTGGAGGAAAACTTCTTGATGTATCTACAAGTATAATAAAGCAGAACATTCAGAGATATATGGTTCCATTTAGAATGATAAATGACTATGTTGAAATAAATGATGGGAAAGTTGTAAACCTTCAGCTTGAAGTCGATCTTTTTGTTGATAAGACTTTTAATGTTAGCGAAGTTAAGTCAAGAGCTATAAGTGAAATTAGAGATTTCTTTGATGTTGAAAAATGGCAAATGAATCAAAATATTTACGTTTCTCATATAACTGATATGCTCAGAGATATTCCAGGCATTATAAATGTTGTAGATATTAGGATATACAACATGGAAGGCGGAAGCTATTCAAACACTAGACACTCTCAGGCAACTTTTGAGAGAACTCAAAATCCAAACACTGGGTCTTTTAGAACTCGTTTTGCATATATAGACAATGCAATACAAGGAACACCAACTTCTATGTTTGAAGTTAGATTTCCAGAACAGGATATTTTGATAAGAACAGCAGCAGGAACTCCTAACACATCCTCTGCAATATAATTACAATACATAATTAGTTTGGAAAAATCTGGGATTAACTATTTATCTCAGATTTTTCTTTTTCTATATTTAGAATAAAGGGTTTTCATGAGTTTTGAAAGGGAAGAGATACAGTTAAAGCAGTTTACTAGCGGCACCACTCTAATGTACTTTAGTACACACTTAGATGTATACGTCCAAAATACTAACAGTATTGATGAAAACTCTACCAATATATCTCCAACCATAGTAGAGCTTAATTCTCTTAATCAACCAGTTAGAGCTTCCACTTTTGATGGCGAAAACATATGGACTCTTAATGACGACAACAACTATGTGCCTGTCACCTCATATACTAATAATTATTTAACTGGATATTCTTATACTGAGGATTATTCTACAATTATTGAAGAAGAAAGGATTAGGCAGATTGAGTCAGGCTTAACTAAAGCTATTCAGACAGTTCTCTCTCCCAATGGAGGAGTAAGTGCGCTTGACCCTAATGGTAGTGGAACTCTGGCGATACAGCCAAATTCTGTGTCAACAACTACGCCTTGGCATTGTGAGTTCGTGTTTTCTAATTACCAAGAGATTGATGATTTCTTTGTGAATGTAAAGCTAAACAGAAGTTATGGAACGCTTGATACACTAGACATTTATAACAATTTAGTTAATAGTATACCAACTCAAGAAGCTGATACAGGAGTTGTGTTTGGTAGACTCACAGCACTTCAAACAATAAAAGATATTGAAGGGAACCCTATAAAGATTCCTCTTAGGAATGTTCCTATAGGCATATTCAACCCCTCTGAAGAATACCCAACGTCTTCGTCTATTTCTGAAAATGGAGACAGACTTTTTCTTAATCTTAGAGAAAACACAAACCCTTCCGAGTATTTTAACATAGAATCATTTAGCGCTGATACTCAGTACTTAAGATCAGCATCTCAGTTTACAACAGTTCCAGATCAGTATAAGTACGTAACTACAACAAATGAGAATGGAGAGTTTATTATTTATGATGCTCCAATAGGAACTCAGATTGTTGTGTTTGAAGTAGATATGTTTAAGCAAGGGCTTACTAAAGATGAAATAGCGCTTAATTTTTATCCATTTCCTCCAGGAACTGGTGATGATGTTGTAGTGGATTCAGTTCCTAGTTTTTCATTTAAACAATTTCCAATTGATGTTGTGCCTGCGTGGGGGAATACTCAGACTGGATACACGGAGTTGAATGTTACTGTTAATTATGATCTTAGAAAGTGGGCTACTTATTATGTAGCACCAATGGCTTATAAAGGTAATTTGTTAGGCTCTGCTGAACTCTTAAATTTTGCTCCGTCTCTTAATGTTGATGTGAGAGATATGTCTAAGGAAGGGTTCCCCACAACCAATATTCCAATTGTAGAAATACAAGACATTTATGATAAAGACGAAGATCAAACGCTTCAGTGGGGGAGTGAGTTTATACAACTTAAGAGACGAGCAAGTTTTTTCAACCATGGATTTAAAGCATTTAAGCTTCGTGCAAATATGTATGACCCTAATGGTTACAGAACTAATGCAAACGGTGCTCCAATAAATTTCCCTTCGCAAAAAGGCGTGTGGCTTGCGGGTTATCAGATGAAGATGTACTACGACCAGCCTTCTACTACATTTAGGACAACTGGCTTTCAAAGAGATTGGGGTTTTTCGTCACCAGGATGGGTGGGTAGAGATCATTATCACTTAAATAGAGGGGAGCTTTCAGATAGAAAAAACACTACCGTATCTCCTTTAGTGTCTCCGCCATACGACAGACCTTGGGACCACAATTATCCAGAGCCATATAGAATTCCTGAAAGACCATCTGACCCAAATTTTGACAGAGGAGATATTAACACAAGGCTTACAAACTCTAGCAACAACGCATTCTTAGAGCAGCCTTTGTATAAAGATGGTGACGAAATAGGTTTTCCTCTGTTTTTAAATAGTGCTGCCAATACAGGAGGCTATGGAGTTCAGTTTAGTAGTACAAATTCAGCCTGGATTAGAAATAGATTTTCAAAAGAAGTAACAAGGAGTTATATATACAAATACGAAAGAGGAGTTGCTTGGAATGAAAAGTATTCCAATGGTTATGAACCATCTAATCCAGCCTTCCCGATTGACCCAGGGGCGTCAAGTGTATTAAATGGAGAGAAGTATCAAAGAGTAGAGTGCGGGTATGGATACTGGTTAAAGCCCGAAGGTTGGCCGCCAATTTCTATAAACCCTTGGGGAGATGCAATATTTCCACCTTCAGTAGCTCCAAATACAACGCTTAGCTCTGCTTTTGGTCCAGGTGTTCTTTCTTTGGGAGAGGAAGGTCAGGGTATAATTGTCGGTGCTCAAAATCAATTTATTGATGTTTACAATATCGAAGATCGTGATTTAGCTCTTGCACTAGATGATGATGCAACTTTTTCAGAAGGCTCGCTTGATTTGTATAGACTGGTTAATCCGAAGGAAAGAAATGACATTGAACCAGAAGTTATTCCTACATCTGCTGTTTATAGATTTCAGTCAATATACTACCAAAGAGGTGGCAACACTAGAAGGATTAAATCTGCAGTTAAAAACTCAGGTCCTAACGATAGAGAAGAATGTTTTTCTAGAGCTGTAGGAGGAATACATGGCTCACAAAACTATCAGTTTTTACAAATTGAAATAACTAACAATGGTAATATAGATGTGTTAATACCAGGGACGGCTGTTGAATTAGCCCCTGGAGAATCTTTTGTATTCGATGCAACAAACATAGCGTTGGATAATCTTGTTATTGAATTACCAGGTAATTCTAACTTTGATTTTGGAACCAGTAAATATAATACTGCAAATTATACAATGAGATTTATAAACATTACTCACAGAAAAGATGATGGCTCTGCTTGGACTCCTTCATCTCATTCTGTTTTTTATGACTATACAATAGGTTCTACAGCAGTTGCTGCAGATACTACTCCTCCTAATTATTATCTGGTTTCTATATATACGAACCTAAGAACTCAATACAATGAGAACAACCAAAGTTGTGATACGAGTGGTACATTTGGGGGAAGTGGAAGTAAGTGGGAAAGTTCTGTAAAAATGGATGGAGCTTTATTTAAAACACCAAACACAAATAATAACGGTGGGTTGTTTGCGATCAGATTTCAAGGCTCACCCATTTCCTCAATATGTGGTGGAGAATCGTTTAATGATGGACTACAAGGATTGCCCATTGAAATTATCTAATTATGGATGATAAAAAGAAAATAGTATTAGGTAGTGAAGATTTTTTAGCTAAAGGTCTAGATGACATATTTCTTAATGTTAATCTACAAAAGACGTTTAAGCAGATTAAGAAAGAAAAATATGATAACAACTTTGATCTTGCTGAACAGTTTAGAAAAGAGAGAAATGAATCTAGAAGCTTTAGGATATATGGTATAGTAGATTCTACAGTAATTGATTGCGACAATCTCCCTATTAGAGTGTACTCAGACTCTGGCCTAACAAGTCAAGTTTACGCAACAACAACAAACTCTCTTGGGTACGGTGATTTTAACGTATACGGAAAACAAGATGGTAAATATATTATCGAGCTTGACAACTATCAGTTATCAGACTCTATTTGGATTAAAATTGAAGGGAACGGAGTTAATACAGCAGATCAAGTTTTTGAACAACAACTTGTGTTTTATGGAGCTGATGGTGATTTTATTGATTATGGAACAGAAACAGTTGATATAGGATTTAATGGACAATTTGCAACAATAGAGAATGACTTTCCATTTTTCTACAATAAGCATTGGATTAAAAAACCCCTTCAGATAGAGGAAATTAAAACAAGAAATGTTTCTTTTGAGAGGTCTGCATATACGTTGATTGAAGGGAATGGTACAGATATACGAGTTTACCTCAATGAGCCAAGTGTATTTGGTAATGAAAGCGTAACAATTGATTTAGCTTCATCTTTCGTAGAGACCTATACAGATGCAGCTCCTGGCGTTGATTTTAATACTCCTGGAACAACATTCCCTGTTACTCTTAACTGGTCTGTTGGAGAGCAGTATAAAACTATACCATTTGATTCTCTTGAGGATTTTATTGTTGAGAAAAGTATAGAAATTGCTAAGTTTGATCTTACCAACCCAGTTAACGTAACTTTAAATAACGGAGTGGTTAACATACCATCAACAACTGTAAGTATAATTGACCAGACGCCAAAGAAATACGTAAACTTCAATTTTCAAAAGATTATTCAAAACATAACTCCTGTTACCAACCCATCAAGTCAAGAAGAAAGCCTTGCTCCAAGAATACCTGGAGTAGAACTTAATGCATTTGGAGGAAGACCTGGTGCTGGAGGAATAGGTCAATTTCAGCAAAATTACAGATTTTATCCAAACGATACCTTTGAGTTAGAAATTATAAACAGTGGTGATACAACAACCCTCCCCATTATACCAGGCGTTACTCTTGGTGAACAATTTTTTGGTGCAGGACAAACTATAACGCTAGATATTGAGACTAAATACGTAGATCATGACACTTTACCAAGAGAACAAGCGGTATTTAACTTTAAAGAGGTTAGTGCTGGTAATTTTTTTGTAACTAATGTTTATAATAGCACGTTCTTTATTAATGGAGTTGAAATAGGTCCTATAAGACTTGCTGCAGAGGAATTTGAAAATGAACTTCAAAGCGCTTTTGATGACATAGGTGTTGATAGGATATTTAACATAAGTAGGAGTGGTCCAGAAGTTACCCTTACGGCCAAGCATCCAGCCAATAGTGTAAATGGTTGGATACCTAGTGCTCCAGGGTCTAGCCTTCTAAATCCTGAAACGGCCTTGCAAGGAAATGATAATACCCCAGATTATCCAAATGGAAGAGTTTTTGAAATAACAGATCAAATTCCTTTTGAAATTAGGTTATATGCTAATGATAATAACAATACAGTAGCTAATTATTTATTTAGAATTAATAAGAGGGGTTATAAAAGCGTAACCGTTCCAGCTCAGTCGTTAGCTGCATCTACTTCTGGAAATGACTATTACCTAGTTACGCCTATTAGAGACGTTGATGCTCCATCGCTTCCTAGTAATGACTCATCTGTTTGTAACGTTAGTACATATGATTTTGATTCTAATGGATATTACTTAAATGGCCTTGCCTTTATAGCAGCAAATGTTCAAGGTTATACAGATGCTCAAGCTAAGAATGAAAGAATCCCAGCATTTACGCCTCAATTTAGACCAAACCCTCTTACTTCTCAAATAATAAATTGCTATGATATTATAGAGATGTCTAAGGTGCTTTCCTAAATTTTAATAGCTACTATTTATAACAAATGGAACCGATTGATAACATACAACAACTTAAGATATACGTTGAGGCTGAGCTAGTAGCCCCAGGGTGTTGGGATTTTGTATGGGATGACAGAAATGTTAAAAAAAGATTTCCAGAACACGACTTCCATATTCCAATCTTTATCAAGAGAACAAACGAGGTGTATGAATACATTCAAATAGATAAGGATGATGAAATACAACCTATTGTTAGGCAAGAAATCAACCCATATTTTTTTGAGCTATCTTTCTTTGACTCAATTAATCAAAACAAAGTCTTGTTTGGTAGTGATTTAACTTCTCCTATGATAAATAAAATCAGAGATGTTAGACCAGAGACTGCAGAGTTTACTAACACTGAGGTTAGAGAATGGTTTGATGCCATAGGAATCAACGAATTCCCTTGGAATAGAGGAACTTCTTCTGAAACCACTCTTGATGATCTTGATGTACTAACGCTTCAGGCTGATCACATTATCTCTAAAGCAGATTATTTCAATATAGATATTAACAAATAATGATTCAAAGGCACACTATATTACTTAATCCAAGGTTTTCTTCTGGTACAACAGCTCCAGAAATAGCAACTGACTCAGCTCTTCAGGATATTAACCAGTATCAGGTAAATAATATCCAAGGATTAGGTGGCGGAGTTGTTAATGAAGATAATATTAGAGGTTTTTTAAATGATGAAAACAACGAGAGAATAATTAATGATTTCTTTTCTTATTTAACTGCCAGTACAACGACTATTGAATTTGCTGAAATATGGAATAGTGATTTGAAGATAGCTACTGTGTTTAATGAATACTACGAATCAAGCGTTATAAACAATCAAGTTCCATCTGGTACAGCTATAGTTGGGGCGCTAACTGGAACAACTGGTATAACAGTTGTAGAAAATATGGTTTATAATTATGATGGAGTTTCTTTTGGAAAGTACCTTAACTATTTGCCGCAAAGTATTGATCAGGGTACTAGGAATTTTAGAGTTTATTCTGCCTTAACAACATATAGTACAGACGAAAGCTATTATGTACCAGTTCACATAAAGAGAAGCTCTGGAATGATGGATAGGCAAAAGTTTTTTTTCGATAACATACAGGCTATAATCGAAGAGTTTCAGCCAGATGGGGGTGGTAATGATTTTGGAGACCTACCAGAAATAATAGCTCCTTTAGACCCAATAACAGAGCTTGATTTGGGTGGTGATAACGATGATGGAGATGATGGCGGTGATTTTGAAGTTATTGATGTAGAAATTATAATACCACCAGGTATAAATGATGATTCAGGAGATGACTCTGGCGGTAGTGAGCCTGAGCCAGGTGCTGGAGAACCTGAGCCAAGCCAGCCATCAGGACCAATAAGCTCTGGAGGAGGCTCAGGAACAGGAACAGGCTCAGTAATAGGAGGAGTTGACCCAGGTGCTCAAACAAGAAATTAATATGGCAAGAATACACACAATATTACAAGGGTTTGTTGATCTAAACTTAGAGTTAGATGAAAATGTAAATACAACAATAGATACAGAAAATCAGCCTGGAGCTTTAATTCCTGATGTTGATCTACAAGCTCCTATTGACTTAGGCGGACTAGGAGGTGGAGGCCAGTCTAATGAAGATGATGATACCCCAGACGTCAATTTACTACCATCATTTAATATTGACTTGCTAGGAACTAACTTCAATAATGATTCGGATGACGATTCAGATGACGATTCTGGATTTACACTAATAGATACTATACTTGGAGTAGATCGTTAATCTTTATTTTTTTTCTAAGAATATTTATATTAAACAAAAGATGTTATGGCAGTAGGAACTTACGGAATGGTTAAATTAGCTGATGTTGACTTTAATGATGTTGACATCCTATATTCATATGCTCCAGACAGAGAAACGCTCGGTGACACTCAGTTTCAACCGATGTACAACACGGTTACCAACAATGAGCTTAGAAAAATGATTGGAGCGGACGGAGCCTATAAGTTAAGACTTCCAGCATCAATATTTAATAGACTTGGTTTTTATTCTATACTAATTAGACCAAAAACATTTCAGACGCAAATAGTCGATTGTTCATTTGTTATTACCAATAATGATCAGGAGATACAGCTATCTAAAAAAGGTATAATCATACCAAAGCTCCAGTTTCAGAGTTCAGGTAGTCTTGTAGGCTATCAAATTGAGTATTTTGATGACAACGGTAATAAGATTAAAAATTTTCATAGAATTGTTACAAGTTCAGACTTAGTTAGCGTAAACCCAAGTAACAACACATCTAACGCAAGTTCAACAAATTATGTGCTTGACCCAAACGGAAATCAACTATTCCTAACACTTACGCCAGATGAAGTAAGTCTTATTACAAGTGAGATAAGTCCTGATCTCGGAAAATCTGGTCAAGAAATACTATTATCTAACACTTTTTTTGACCCAGTTATGGTTGAGGTTGAAATGGTGGACCAGTCTATCAAGACGTTATCATATGCTCTTTATGGTAATTCTACAAGAGACCTTGAGACTGGTGTGTATTCTATATTCGATGAAAACGGAAACTTATTTAGGCAATATAATCTTCTTACTAGAAAGAAGCAGTTCAGTAGCGGAGAGGTTGATATTAAAGAACAGAGGACAAGTATTAATAATGCTCAAACATTCTTTGAGATAGCCAACGGAGGAACTCTTTAAGGGTTGTTTTTTTAGCTCTATCAAAAGAAAGTAGAACATTTTTGTACCACCTGAATCTGAGTAAATTTTTGTTGGGCCAGAAGCGATTGATCTAGTCCCACCTCCAAAGTCCCGCCTAAAACTTTTACCTGATAACATGCTTGCTATGGGGTAAGGTGTGGCACTTCTATCGGAATTAGTTGAAAAGATAAAGCTTTCACCTATTTTTGTTGTTTATATAAAAATGTGAATTTTCACCCCACATCAACTGCTATTAAGTATAATTATATCCTGGGCTCCATAAAAATTCGGTTCCATCATAAAAGAATGATATAACATCTATTGCTCCTCCTGCTGATGTAAGTGATACTGAACCACTACCTCCATTCACAACTTTATGTGTACCAACACCAAATGTTAATTCATGACCCCCAGCTACATCTTGAGTTATTTTAAGAGTACCAAAATCACCAGAATTTACATTAACAACATTTAAAGTAGTATTTGCGGTAATTACAAATTTAGCATTCAAAGAACTTCCATCAACATCCCAGTCTAGTGCCCCACCAACTGCTTTAAAGTCAAATGTTGTTTCAGAAGCTGTAGTTCCTGTACTGCAATCAGTGCAGAATATACTATATAAATCAGTTCCTGCAGATAATATAGCTCCAGTTGAGAAGTCAAACCCCAAACTTGAGTTCACCTCTATTAAGCCTGTTGCGCTTCCGTATACAATAGAATCTAAGCCAGTGTGCCAAGTTAACCCAAAGTCATCATCAAATTCAACATCCCCTGTTACAATATTAACACCATCTGTACCGCTAAGTGGTATAAAATTTGTGTTAGAAATAGTTAAAAATATATTTTCAAGATTTGTATCTCCAGAATAAATAGTTCCTCCTGATACTGTTGTTGCTGATATTGAATTTATTATAATATCGTCAGACAAGCTTATGATCGGTAAATTCGCAGTACCTCCAGTTGTGATGTTAGTTCCTGGCTGAACTCTGGTAATATCTCCAGAACCACCTCCTGAGCCAAATATGTCATAAAGATCAGTTCCACCTGAGTAGATGACACCACCTCCAGTACCACCAGAAAAATCACCCCCTGGGTCAAGTTGAATATTATTCAATTCAGCAGTTCCACTAAAAGAAGTGTTTATAGATTTCCTCCCTGTTCCGAAGGTTATGCCAGTAGGTATTAATTCGCCAGTCATCTTTTAATTAGTTTCTTATAAATAGTCTTCTTAATATTTAATTATGTCATTTTCTTTAACAGCCCAAATATCAAATTCATTATCCCATCTTATTTCTATTTCTATGAATACTCCAGTGTCTTCAGTAATATTGATAGTTCTGCTATCTGATGCATAACCTCTGTATGTTGTATTAAGAGTATACTCACCATCTTCAAGACTGTCGAATGAGAATGTGCCACCACTATCAGTCAGAGTTGTCACAAAGCTTCCGTTAGGATATATAAGCTGCATTGTAGCTCCTTCTATAGTAGAGCCAGAAACTGTTCCACTAAGTACATACTCCCCAAGAGGGTTTTCTGCGATTAGAGAAGGAGGGCTGGTGAGGCCAGCTATACCTTCTACGTAAGGGCTATCGTTTTCAACAAACACATATGACCTAATAGGTTCTATTTGAGTACATATCTGCTTGTGATCAGAGAAGGTGACAACATTCTGTTTGACGCCAAATATATTCGTAATAGTCTTAACATTACCAACCCTATAAAGTGCGCAGCTATTTGACTTAAGAGAAAGTTGATATTTTCTTATTGTTTTTGTGGTTTCAAAATCGTTAGTTGAGTTTTTGCTTATGTTTGTAGCCTCTTCTTTTAATTCGTCACATCTAGGAACTACATAAGAAAACACACTTCCAGTAAATGCAGTATCTCCAGTGTTATATGTAACTTGAACTAAATATTCATCAATATCATTCTCTCCGTTTGTCCAGTATATTTCTGGAGTGAATGTATCTATTTGTCCTTCTGGAGTTGGATATTCAAATGTTGGCTTATCTGGAACAGTAAAATATGTAAAGTAATCATCTCCTTTAAACGAAATGCCTTCAAACTCACCTCTATCAATTGTTCCTCCAGTAGTCTCTGTAGTTCCAGTTTTTATAGCACTATATGTACCATCAACAACATCTCCATTGTCATTTATAGTTATGAAATTACTAAGTTCAGGAGTTGCAAATTTGAACTCAAATCTTGTATCAACAAAGTATTGTGCACGATCTTGAAATAGCTCTGTCTTAAAGTCACCAAGATTTTTTATATACTGATCTGGCTGAAAATCATATACACTTGTAGTAATACCTGTTGTATCTGCTGTAATTGTGTATATTGGTTCTGATAACTGATCTTGAATTGTCGCTCTATAAGAGTCCTTCATGGAATCAAATATATTAGCATCATCAACCATTGGAGCTGAAGTATCTATGGTCTGGCCTTCACTATTAACATCACACGAATCACCTCCAATAGAAGAATCTTTTGATCTAACTGTGTTTTTTGTCTCAGTAATATTTCTTGTAATCGTTTTCCTGCTAACATTACCGCTGTCATCAGTTTCCTCTATAGTCTCGGTAATAGTATTTTGATTCTGAACATTCTCCTCGCCCTCAACCTTGAACCTTCCAGTAGCCATTTTGAAATTCTCCCAATCTACCCTATATATGTCATGTATTATTTTTACATTATTACCGAAACTGGATGTGTTTTCAGAAAAATTAAACCTAATAAAAGGCTTTACTAGATTTGTAAATATAGCCTTAGGGTCCTGTCCATAGTAATCTGTTGTGCCACCAAGAGTGGTGTACTCAGGCACATCAAATATAGCAGGTGTAATAGATACTTCTGTGTATCTTACAAAGATGTTTTGGTAAAAAGCTTGCACTACATCATTGCTTGTTCCTGTTGTTTGTTGTATGGACTGTCTTATTATCATTTATATATTATTACATTATGAGCTTAGCCCTGCTAGATTTGCTGGTTGAGATATTCTAACTGGGGCGTTTGACAGAGATAGACTAGAACTTCCGCTCGGCAGATTAATATCTCCAGATACATCGAAACCTTCAATACCTGTACCTATATTATTTACGTTAATATAACCTTTTATCTCTATTGCGTTAACTGATGATCTTATTCCTTGACTAACGTCTGAATTTATGACTATCGGATTAATAGTTGCTTTTTGGAAATCATTAACTTTAGAGGTTACCTTTATAGGTGTTACACCTGGCCTAATATCTGGAGGTAAAGAATTTTGAAATTCTGAACCTTTGTTTATACCGTCCTTGTAAACAAATTTTTGTCTATGAAATACAGTGTTTCTGTATGTAGTCCCTTGACATTCAAGAATAGTTGTAGCAGGTATAAGTTGAAGTAGATAATCCTGGAAATTAACCTCCATAAGATCAAGAAATGCCTCAAGCTTCTTTATTGTTAGCCTATTTGATTGAGGTTCGGCTAACAAATAATAGTTCATATAAATCTTCTTCAGCTCAGGATATGTAAACATCGTATGTCCCTGGTCATTAGTTTTTCTATTCGTAGGGTCAATGTTTGATGTGTAAATAAACTCCATGTAATCATTGAACGTCATTCCAGTAATTCTATCTGGATTAACAAATTCACAATCATCAATAGCATATTCGAACGGAACTGTATTTGCACTAAATGGTGGGGCAGAACTTCCCCAAACCCAGCAAGTACCACTTAGCTTATACCAATCAAAAACGTCACACTCAATTGCGTTAGCAGGGTCCAAAGTTGCACAAAGCTCCTTGGTGTTCATTATGTTTTCACTCCCAGTAAATCCAGTATCTCCAACCTGAACTTTGATGTTATCTACCTTTTTTAATGGATTAAATTCTGGTTCCCACTGATTTATGTACGCCTGACCAGTACCTCTTCCTAAACCTCCTTCTTGAAACTCTAAATTACTCCACTCATAGTTTGGGTAGCCTCTAGGATTTGTCTTAAGACTACTTGGAGGAGTTCCTATTGGAACTGTTGTGCCAGATGATAAAGTAGAATCAATTTCATATATAAATTCATTAAATACTATAAGACAGTCTGGAGCACCCATTAGTTTAAATAAAAACTGAAGCGCATCTCTAGTACCTTTTCTCTTGTATAGCCAATTTATATTAATTAAAATTCTCTTCCACAGCTCTATGTTGTAATAAGCATATTGATTTCCTTGTAAGTCTTGATCATTTGCTAAGTAATCAAACAAGTCTATCTCGTTAAAAGTACTAGAAAGCTTCCATCCTAACAAATTACTTAGTTTAACCAAGAATTTGTCAGGTATATTTTCTTCCTCATTATATGTGATAGTGTGAGCATACGCCATGTTATCAATGAAATTCTTGATCTCATCGAATTGTTTAGCATATGATGAAGTTAATTTTTTGTATATCTGCTGATCTGAATCAAACTGAAGATAGTTGTCTGGCAACATAGTCTTTAACATGATGTCAGTCTTATCCATATCTACATTGCCAGCAAGAAGTAATACATTATCTTTAAAAGTCTCAAAGTTTGCACCTCTTGTGTCTGGGTTAAATCCGTCAATTGTTCTAGGCCACGGAACCCTATATGTCCATTCTCTTTTTTCGTCATCTACATCTGGAATATCAAGAAGACCAGAGCCAAGTAATTGCTTCTCTATTCTTGATATACTTCTATTATACTCTGTCATCCTCTTTCTTGAGGGTCTTATATAAAGAGGTAATTTGCTATTAGTCTGTCCAGTATATGCTTCTGTAGCATCCTCAAACAAGTGCCCGTATATTTCAAACTCTAATATATTTGTAGTACCAGCTGTAAAAGAATATGACTTTATTTCATAAGAATCCGTCTTTGCAGTTGTAGCTCCACTAAGTTGAATTTCAAACATATTTGTGTTTGTCATTAAGCTTACTGCATTGTTAATTGGAGAGCCAGAGCCGAATAGTATAAACCCTTGATTTGTTACTACATCTAGCGGAACTTTAAAAGTAGAAAGTTTCTGTCCAGTTATGTTATTGAATGTCTGGCTGTAATCTATAATCGTATCCCCCTCAAAACTGTCGTATGCAAGAGCTGCATAAGGAAAATCATTAATTACGTTGTTTATTGCGTTTGCAACTTCAGTGTAGAATGAGCCAAAATAGGTGTAGCTGTATGGGTCTTTATGTACTGGTTTAAGCTCGTTGTTCTGAACTGATACTGAAAAATTTGGGCTGAATCCAGATGCACCTAAGTTGTTAAGCGTAGAGAATGGCGTAAACTGCAAATTCTGAGAAGTGCCAGTTAATATATCTGGCCCACCATCTCTTTCTACTCTATAATCACCAAATGTAAAAATAGACTCAGACCCAGTTGGTGCAAACAATATTTGTTCCCCTGGACTGAATGCTAAAGATATAGTGGTTGCTGTTTCTGCTGGTGTTGCCATAAAGCGCTTTTTAAATAAATATTAGTGAAAAAGTTTTCGAATGTAAATGTGAAAATTCTTTTTGATCAAAACTATTTATTTTTCGATGTGAATTAAATAAATTTTATCAGTCTATTTATATGAAAATATTCAGATGAGTTATTTACCAAAAGAGCCGACAACGTTCATCAACATAAAACTTACCGATGCTGGGAGACAACTTCTGTCCCTCGGACAGCTTACGTTTAATAATGCAATTGTATCTGATAGAGAGATAGATTATGGCATTGATAGAACTGGGGCGTATGATATTGACTGCTGCAACAGAGTACTAAGCCCTAAGGACTCAGCTCCTGGATTTGCAACGCCAACGAGTTTTGATGGCTCCAATGCATTTCCTATTACAGTTGGTTCTGCAACACAGATAATAACAGCAAGCACTGATTCTACTGGATTTTTCACAGGCTCAACAAATTCTTGGGCGATTGATTCAGATGAATATATTGGTTCTAACACAATAGACTACTCCACATATACTCCAGATGGGACAAATGAAATAACTCTTGCTGGAGGGGGAACTGGATATATTCCTGTTGCTGGTGATCTAATTTACATACCTTGGGAGCCAGTTCAGGCAAGTGGGTTTGTGTATGATTCATCTGAGCTAATTAACTCAGGAAAGTCAATTAACGACCTTTGGTACAGAGTAATGACGGCTGACACTGGAACTTCAGTAGTAACTCTTGATAGGGAGGTTCCTAATTTTGGAGGAACAGGCACAACATCATCTCAAGTTTTAAATACTTATTTCTATCCATTTAATGGAGTTGAAGATTTTTACGGTTCTGCTGCAACAGTTAACACTAGAGTGTGGAATATGAACATAGTAAGAACAAGCTCTGTTGAAGGTACGGACGCCTCAATAAGTGGTTATACCACATATGGCTCTATAGAATACAACGGAACTAAGCAATATCTTGGATTTGAAGATGAGACTAGACAGCTTGGAGTTATTCATTACACAAATGAGTACACTGGAAATACGTATGCAGAACAGCTTGTTGAAAAAAGTGTTGTAATAGATATTCCAAATGTAAAGTGGCACAGATACCCTGGAAATATAGGAACAGAAACTTCTTATGGAATACAGTTAAGTGATTCTGCAGGCTCGACAATATTTGATGCAGCAGCTCAGACAACATATAGAGAACTTAGAGATGGAAATTCGGCTCAAAATTTTGTTGTAGGTAGAGTTTATCATAAACTAAAACTTATTGTGATAACAGATGCTGAATTACTAACAGCGTTGACATATAAGTCTAACAGATCATACACCCTCCCCCCATTAACCGTGGAATCAACAACTGTTCCTAAGACACCTCTTAATACAAATAATTCAACAGGAGTGCTTAGAAGCGGGTACACATACTTTGTGACTTATATAACAGAAAGTGATTCAGAATACGCCTCAGGTAGTTCTTATGGATACCCTCAATCTTTGCCGTGTCAATATATTCAGAGGATAGATGGAGTTGAAGACTCTTCTGGGAATCCTCAATACCTTAGGGCATACTTTAATTCTTCGTCATTTCCTTACATGAGAAACTCTAGTAATATGAGCGCCCTTTCTGGAACTGGTTGGAATGCAAATAAAGTACAGCTACTCGTAAATGAAGTTGATTTGACAACTAGCCCTTCTGTCGATTTAGATACAATACCAACAGATGGATGGAGATTAATGTCTTCGGGAGGAACTGGTAACGGCTTATATACAGGCTCTACAGGAAGTTTAACGATTGACCCTAATAACTTAGCAGGTTTTCAGTTTATAACCTCAAGAGAAGACTATGTAAGCGGAAGCACTTATGTTCTTGACAACACATTTCACGATAATAACGATGACGATAGTTATGGACTTACCTTTGGGAATGAATCATTTTTCTTCGGTAACATAAAAGCATCTATAAGAGCGACTGTGTTTAAGTCTATAATGACAGTACAGCTTCCAGACCCTCAATACAATAATTCGCAAAACTCAAGCTTTGATGGATTGCTTGATACAGACACTTACATAACAGAAGTTGGGGTTCTAAATAATAATAACGTATTGGTTGCAGTTGGTAAGCCAACATTTCCAATTAAAAAGAATTCATCAAGATACTTAGCTTTCCAATTAGAAATAGATTTCTAAGTTTTTTTAAATTGAGATATTTATATTAAAAAGATAGAACATGGGATATATACCTTCGGCAGATACAGTTTACGCAACAGCCTACCTAACAGAGACAGGTAGGAGGTACTTATTTAATGAAAATAACAATAGGTTTGATGGAGCAGGCGATGATTTGTTTCAAATCACAAAGTTTGCACTTTCTGATTCTGACACAAATTATCAACTTTCTGATGCCTATTTATTAGAGTCTGGAGATGTTCCAGATGTAACAGGTAAGGCTGAAGGATGCCTTAAGGCTACAGCTAACTATACCCAAACTAGCTTGCTTGCTTATGTGTTTGATGATACTCCCACTAATGTCGAGTATTCAACAGATGTTGATGGAGATCAGCTTCTTATTAGAGAAAGTGATTTACCAGATATTTCTTCTTCAGAAAGCGGAAACATCATACCTCCATCAGGAGGGGGCGGAACCCTTCCAGCACTTCCAGGACTTATAGGACCAGTAGCAGGATTGGGTGGTTTATAATTAAAAAATAAAACAAAATGGCAACAGCAAATCAAGACCCACAAAATATAGGATTTCCAATGGCACAGGTAGTAAATTTCACTACCACTAACCTGAGTAATGGAACTGTTTTTTCAGAACCACACACAGTTTCTGGACCTACGGGCTCATTTAATATCCCTCTTAATGCGATAAGTATAGGAGGAAACAAAATAGTAGTTCCACTAACATCTGATAGCTCGCAGGGGGCAAGTTATTTAAAATTTCACTTACCTCAACCAAACTCAAGTGAGTTTTATGTAACTTTTTGCGAGAAAAACAATTCCTACTCAGATGGATACTATGACTATCAAACAGGGATACCTTCTCAATATAGAACTGATTTAAGAAACTGGATTGCAGATAATCCATTAGGACTTCCGTCTCAACCAACAAGCATTCCAAAAACCCTTACATTTACTGTGTATGGATTAGATACCAACCAAACATCTGCAGCAATTCAATATACAGTTAGGTTTACAGGTGTGTTTGGCGCTACTAGCGGTGGTGGAAGTCAGCAATTTGCAACAGCATAAACTATAAAACTAAAAAAAGATGGCAAACGTACCATATAAACCAATAACAAGTTTAATATCAACAAAGCAAGAGAATTCCACTTTTAGAGCGATAAGCGAAAGCGGTCTTACCTACACGCTTTGTGATAGAACTAACCTTACTAGCAAAGAAGCTAATTACTTTCTTTCTTTTAGGCTACCACATGAAGCAGCTCAATTTGCTACAGGGTCAACTCTTTCTTTGCAGAACCCAGAACTTCAGCAATTAAATGTTGATAATATAGTAATCTGCCCAATACCTAGAGAGGAGTATAGTGAAATAATTGATGGTAGAAGTATTACTTTTACAGTGCCTCAAGGCTCTAGTTCAACTAAGACGGTTGTTTCATCTACTTATGGACAACTAACTAAATCTCAAAACTCCACATTACTCGGTGATAATATATCTTTTCTTTTTTCTGATGATGTAAATTTACCAAGAACAGGAACAACAAATGCAGGAACTCCTAGTGTAACTACATTTACACCAAGAAATACCTGGAATGTTTCACCTTTTGTTGATAGACCAGCTGCACATTCATATTCAGATGTTGATTCTGCCGACATCAACACAGATAATAGACCATGGTCAGGAGTTAATTTAGCGGTGACATCAATTACAGAAAACTATCCTACAACTACAAATCAGGGATACAATTATGATATTCCAGTTGGGTTTGCAGTTCTTGATAAAGGATTTATGGTATTAACGCACCCAGACATTGTTAACAACATTCCTTGGAACGAAGGGTTTGATCAATATACCAACGCTTCTAACTCTGGAACTACAAATGTCTATTTCACAGGCGGCTCAGCAAATTCTCAGTTAACTTATACCGATATAAACATTAACTTCAGAACATCTGTCGTTTGTTTGGCGTTGCCAGGTGAGTTTTCATTCTCAACCAACCCGTCTTGGGACCTTGCCTTTAACTTGCAAGAACTTCAAAATGGTACTAATGGGTTTGACTCTATTTATGTAACCGAAATTGGTATGTATAACAAAAATAGTGAGTTGATTGCAGTTGCGAAGCTTGATCGACCAGTAGAAAAAACTTACACTAACTTAATCACGTTTAATCTTGACATAGACGTTTAATGCAACCCCAGCATTATTAATGAAAAGCGCTTGATATTTTCGAGCGCTTTTTTTATGTTTTATAAAATCTAAATTATGATTCTAGCACTAGATGTATCTACAAGCTGTATAGGCTATGCCCTCTTTGATGAGGCAGGTGAAAAGCTATTGGAACTTAACTATATAAAATTCAAAAACAAAATTAGTATTTTTGAAAAATTAGCTGAATTTAAGAAAAAGATGAAGTTTCTTGAAGAGGTTGATGTACAGCAAATAGCAATTGAGGAACCACTCAAAAAGTTTGCTGGAAAATATTCAAGCGCAAGTACAATAGCTATCCTAAACTTCTTTAACGGGATGATCAGTGCATGTGTTTATGAAATGTTCGGAATAGAGCCTATTTATTACAATGTTAATACAGCTAGAAAGACAGCTTTCCCAGAGTATAAGGCAAAGAGAAAAAGCGCAGAGAACAAGCATCAGATATGGACTATAGTTCGTGACAGAGAGCCTCATATTGTTTGGAAATATGGACCTAGAAGCCATAAGTTAACTACAGAAAATTATGACATGTGTGATGCATACACTGTGGGAAAATGTCATATCAACGTAGTGAACGAACAAAAAGAAGGATAATTCCAAAAAAATCTGTACATTTGTAAGTATGGATGGAGATGGAGTGAACAAGGGCTACATGGTAGTCGAAGTTCTAAAGAACTTTCTTGGAAAACCTAAGAGTGAAGTTGATGCGCTGAGTAAAGATCAGTGGCAGTTCAATTGCCCTACTCCTACCTGTAGGCATGATGTTGATAAATTCAATCTAGAATTTAATTCTAAAAAGAAAGTATTTAAGTGCTGGAAGTGTGAATACTACGGTTTCGTGTACAAGCTTACAAAAGATTACGGTACCCAAGCTGATTATGATAAGTTAAAACTAATACTCCCTCCAGATAAGCTCAAGAAATTTAGCAAGCAGGCAGCTAAGCCCAGAACAGATCACCACCTTGTTACATGTAAACTCCCAGAGGGATATATGCCTCTTGGCAAAAAGAGAAATACAAATTTATATAATCTTGCTTGGGAGTATTTTACTGGTCACGGAAAAAAGCAGCGTAAACTAAGTCTTGATGTGATAGATGAATATCAAATAGGCTACACTGAATCTGGAGATAGAAAGTTTAGAATAATAATCCCCTCCAAGAATTCTCTTGGTAGGTTTAATTATTATGATGCTCGATCTTATATGAAAGACCCTAAGATTCCTTACATGAAGCCAAGCGGTGAGGAAGTTCATAAAAATGACATCATATTTAATGAATACAACATTAACTGGGACCTACCTGTTTATCTTGTAGAAGGGGTGTTTGACATGTTTCAAGTACCCAACTCTATCCCTGTACTTGGAAAGCAAGCATCTCCACTTTTAATAGCTCAACTACTTAAGCACAACCCAATTGTAATTCTTTGTTTTGACCCAGATGCGATGAAAAAAACTATCGAAACCTATCAAGAACTTTCTTCTTTAGGTTTGAACGTTTTTTTTGTAGATTTATCAGGCCACCAAAAGGATATTGCAAAGATTTATGAAGACCACGGCAAAGAGGAAGTAGCAAAAGCTCTGCGTTGCGTCAGAAAGATGAACCTATCCTCTCAAATTAAAAATAAACTTAAAGGATGAAAATAGCCCACTTAGCAGATATACAGATTAGGTTTGGAACAAGGCATGATGAATACAGACAAGTATTTGAAAGACTTTATGAAGACCTTAAAAAACAAAAGCCAGATAGAATCTATTTAGCAGGAGACCTTGTTCACCACAAGATTAATATGTCACCAAATTCTTTTAGCTTATTAGCAGAGCTATTCATTAAACTTTCTGACATAGCCCCAACAGATGTTATTTTAGGCAATCATGATCTCAATCTTCAACAGCTTGAGCAGGGTGACGCAATATCCCCAATATTCAATCTAGCAAACTTACTGGAAGATTCAGGTAACAGAAAGGCTGTGGTTGTTACAAACGAAAACAAGGATAGTATAGACTTTAGTAAGAAAGCTGTATATTATTATCCAGATTCAGGATTCTATGAAATCAGTGACAATCTCGTTTACGGAGTTTATTCTTGCAAGGATAATGAAATTCTAACTTTAGAAAAAAAGGAGCCAGGAAAAAAGTATGTAGCAATGTATCATGGCACTGTTTACGGAGCTAGAGGAGATAATGGATACCAAATGCAGGGTGATAACCTAATGAGACTAAGCACCTTTAACAATTTTGATGTTGTTATGCTTGGAGATATTCATGAATACCAGACATTCAGAGATGATGATACAGTAGCTTATGCAGGCTCTTTAATTCAGCAGAACTTTGGAGAATCTATTGATAAAGGATACCTTCTGTGGGATTTAGATAACTGTACTCACGAGAGAAAGTTTGTTCTAAATGATTATGGGTTTGCTAAAATAGACATCGCAAAAGGCGAGGATGTTGACGAAAGGATTGAATACGTTAAGTTTAGTAATAACAAGAGAAAAACAAAGGTATATATCACTTGGGAAGATTATGAAGAGAACTACTCTATTGAGAAGGAAAATCAGATTAAGAGACTTGTGCGTGATAAATATGGATGCGAAAGTGTTCGTGTTGAGTTTGTCGAAATAATAAGGGATGTTGCAGAACTCCAAGAAGATGAAGAGCAGGAACAAGTTTTTGAAGACCTTTTCAAGGAGTGGATAGAAGATGGAGATTTTGAGGTTGATGATGATCTCATGAAGGAGCTTATGGAGTTTGCAAGACATGTAGACGAAACTCTTGAAATCAATGAATCCTCATCAAGACATATGAGTGACTGGGACCTTAACTCAATAGAAATAAGTAACATACTTTCATTTGACAAAAAGCCTTTAAAAATAGATTTTGATAAGGTTGGGGGACTTACTGGAATATTTGGAAAGAACTTTAATGGTAAGTCAAATGTGATCAAAGCTATTGTATGGGGGTTATATGAAGAAATGCTTGGTGGAAATCGAAGCACTTCAAAATACCTTGTAAATATTTATACAGATTCGGATACGGGTTATGTGAAAATTTTTCTAACTATTAATGGTGAAAAGTATAGAATATACAGGAAGATAACTACTAAGAAAGGTAAAAATAGCTTTGGAATAAAGTATGACAAACTTGCTAAGGAGTATGATGATGACGGAAACGTTGTCGGAGAGAAGTGGTCTCCAGAGATTTCTGATAAAAAGACAATGGAGAAAAAAGAAGTTAAGTCAATTGTGCTTGATGCAATCGGTACGTTTGATGACTTCACTAAGACATCGCTCCAGGCTCAGGGTGGAAAAGGTGATTACATTAATCAACAGCAGCAGCCAAAAAATGCTCTTATAAGTAGATTTCTTGGTCTTGAGCCATACAAGGATAGGCATGAGTATGGAAAGACTTTTTTTAATGATGTTAAGCGTAAGCAGAAAGACCTTGGTAATGCTATAGAGATTGAGAATAAGATCAAAGAAATCGACTCTGAAATCAAAGAAAAGAAAGAGGAGCTAAAGTCTTTTGAGGAAGAGAAAGACATGATGCTCATAAAGCAGAATGATACAAACGATGAGATCATTGAGCTTAATAAGAAAATTGACAAAGTTGAAGACCCTGGAATTACAGACAGAGATGCCGCAGTTAAGAAAATAGAGTCCATCAAAGAATCTATTGAAAGTGACAAGGTAGTTATTGGAAATCTTGAAAAATGGCTTGACAAAAACTTTAAGAAGGAACTTCCTTTTGATAAGGGCGTTAGTATAAGTTCGCTTAAATCTCAATTATCAGAACAGCAAAAAACAGTTAATGGTCTTGAGAATAAAATTAGAACAAAGAAAGACTGGCTTAACACCAACCCTAAGAATTCAGAGCTTGAAGTATCTAATTTCGAAGATCAGATAAAAGAGCTTAAAGGAGAAATAACCAACTTAAACGCCAAGCTACCAACATATCAAGGCAAGTGCTGCCCAACATGCGGACATGTAGAACATAAGCCAGACCCAGAAAAGGAGGTGGAATGCTTAGAAGAGATTGAAATGAAGCAAGGACTTGTTGATTACAAGGAAAGAAGAATTAAGGAGAATGATGCTATTATAGCGCACAACACTACTGTAGACAACGAGAAAAACCAGCTTGATATAGCTGAAGAATCTATATCAGTGAAGCGTGAGTCACTTAAGATTCTTAAAGATAAGATCAACCTCATAGAAAACTCTCAAGACATTATTGATCATAACAATGAGGTTGACATCAATAGCAAAAAACTCTCTACCAAGAACAAAGAGGTTAGTGCTAATGAGAAGTTAATATCTGACCTTGAGGCTAAGATAAGCAAGTTTGATGAGAACATCGGGAAGATAAAGAGAAACAAAGAGATTCAAGAACAGGTAGATGAAAAGACTAGGGTGTACAAGTCTTACAAGCTTACAGTGTTTAACCTGGATAAGAACATAAACAAGTGCTATGGTGAGCTTAAAGTTCTTGAGAATAATAGAGAAAACTATGATGACAAACTTAGTCAGATAAACAATTCTGAAAGGCTGTATAAGAAATACTCTATTTATTTACAAGCTGTACATAGAGATGGAATACCAGCTTCTATTATAAGAAGAAAGCTTCCTATTATTAATTCAAAAATTAACTCAATACTTCAAGAGGTAGTTGACTTTAAAATTGATCTTGACATACAGCAGAACGGAGATATTGTTGAGACATTCTATTTTAGCGATGACAAAGGAGACACGCTTCCATTGACATCTGCATCTGGCTCACAAAAGTTTATAGCTTCAATCGTAATTACAGAGGCGCTGAGGTATATGAGCCGACTTACAAAGCCTACTGTTAGAATTATAGACGAAGGTTTCGGGACACTTGATGATGAACTTACCATGGGTGTAGTCAATATTTTGAACTATTTAAGAAATAAGTATAAGAACGTGCTTATAATTACGCACAGGAACGAAATAAAGGACTTCTCGGACAACATCATAGAGGTTACCAAGGTAACAGATGGATTAGAGCCAGAAGTCGTTGAAAACAACCCTAAAGCGGGTATTTCTAAGATTACAATAACATAATGGCAGAGGAAGGAAATAAAAAAGATTCAGAGTCTCAAAAGACCATTGATGATCTAGCTAGAGAGATCAGGGATTCAGAGCAGCCAGAAAAGTCTATTGATGAACTGGCTAGAGAGGCCATGAAAGCCATCAAGGAGTCTAAGCAAAAGAATGAGAGGCAAGGCGAAAGAGAGGCTAAGCTTAAGCAAGAAAAACTTAAGCAGGAGGCACAGAATAGAATTAAGTCCAAACTCAGAAGGCTTGAGTCTGATCAGAAAAAAGAGGAAAGAAAAGAAGATATTAAAGAAGCTATCGAATCAAGATTCATGGTAGACTGGGAAAATCCAGATGAGAAGGGGATAAGACATGAGGGCATCTACAATGATAAGACGGTGTTTAGAATAAGTAGAGGAATTAATCTATTCCATCTTTTTATACTAGGTGATGAAATATTAGTTGAAGAATGGAAAAGAAAATCTCACACATCTATTAGTTTACATAGCCTCAAGGAAAAGGCGGATAAAATACTTAAGGAGTCAAATAAAAAGCTAGAAGAAATAGAGATAAAAACCAAAGGCATGGTTCTCCTATCAAAACAAAACTATAAATCCAAAGATGGCTTCATAAAAGAGGGTGTTAAAATTCGTGGGAAGTATTATGCTCCAAAAAATGATGTATAACGTTTTGGGTATGGTTAGTGCCTGAATAGAATTACAAAACTTTCAAAATAGATATAACGATGAAAAAAGAACAGAACTTAGAAACAAGCACAGAACAGGAATTAACTATACCTGTTGTTAGGCGTAGTTTTTCTCACACAAAAGTTATCCTAAGAGATGAAGATATTGAGGGGATGATAAGCACTTATGAGTTTCTTGTGTGGAATAACGAAGGTGAAGATAAAAAACATTGCAAAAGGGTATTAAGACAGTTGAAGAAGGCTATAAATTACGCCTAACACCAAGATAAAATGCGTTTCAATGCAATTTTATCGGCTGTTATGCCACGTTTTAATGTGGCAACTACTTAAATAGGCTTCTAACCTTCTTTTCTTGAACTGGCTGATCTTCATAATCCATTTGATCAAGGTCCTTAGTTACTGGGGGCCTTTTTTGCATTTCAGGCTCTGACTGTTGTTGTTGTTGT